ACCTACTATTGCTCAGAACACGCTAATTTATTTTGAATTTAAAAAATTATATTTACGTCACTTAGGAATGAATGCTGACCAAATTTTTGAATTTATAAATTCATTATTTGTATTTTTTTTAGTAATACTTATATGCATTCTTATATTTTTGTATTTAGGCCATAATGAACCATTTTCAGATTGGGAATGCCAATTAACTCAGCCACCCACATTGGCACCAACACAAGGGCCCGTCCTTGCGCCAACATTGGCACCAACACAAGGGCCCGTCCTTGCGCCAACATTGGCACCAACACAAGGGCCCGTCCTTGCGCCAACCAAGGCGCCAACCCTTGCGCCAACCAAGGCGCCGACCAAGGCACCTACCCTTGCACCGACTAAGCGTCCGAGACCAACCAAGGCGCCAACCAAGGCGCCAACCAAGGCGCCAACCAAGGCGCCAACCAAGGCGCCAACCAAGGCGCCAACCAAGGCGCCAACCAAGGCGCCAACCCTTGCGCCAACCAAGGCGCCAACCCTTGCGCCAACCAAGGCGCCAACCAAGGCGCCAACCCTTGCGCCAACCAAGGCGCCAACCCTTGCGCCAACCCTTGCGCCAACCAAGGCGCCAGTTTGTGTAATTTCTTGAAATTTCAAGAAATTTCGGTGGAAAAAATTGTAAGTATATGTATATGATGGATGAATCATCGGTGGCCAAAACCGTGGAGACACTATGGCACGGTATTAAGAGTATAATAAGAAAGAGGTATAAAACTGGTTATATTGTGTTGGACGTAGCGTACATTGCACACGCAATTGATTTAATTGCCAACCATTACAAAATTACACAGTGCGCCGCCGACATACGATCTTCGATCGCGTCGACGCAAAGCGTCGTAGTTGCGCAATTGTGCAATTTCCTACAAAAACGAGGTTTTGTAGTTTGCCATCGAATCGCCGAAGTTACGATAAGTTGGCCGTTTTATTTTCTAGGACCTAATCAAATAAATGTCTAGTACGCAGTCTCCTGCACCGGCACCTGCTGCGCAGAGTGTAACTACTGGTCAGACTGTTTTAATTGTTGTATCTATTTTAATGGTGGTTTTAATTATTCTATTTATGTTCATTTTTACGCGAAGCGTACCGAACCGGCCACGCCGTTTGCGAAAATAATTTAAAGAAAAAATATATAAGATGAATAAAGATCAGATGCGAAGCGCCGAGGGATCGGGTGAAATTTTGGGCGACATTGAATCGTTCAAGGTAGATGCTACGACTTTTTCTGACATTGATAATCGGATTCGTGAACTGAACGAGAAATTGAAGCCCTATACGCAAGAATTAAAGGAATTGAAAACTAAAAAGTTAGAACTTAAGAAACATATATGTAAATTTATGGAAAATAATGAATTAGACAAGTGTGCTTTAAAAGACAAAAATAGCATTTTACTATATCAAAAAAGAAGGGTTGTTATTCCAATCACAAGAGAAATAATTAAGAACGAACTTGGACGTTTTTTTGGAACATGTAACACTAAAGAATTCAATGGTCTAACACCAGAAGAAAAAGCCAAAAAAATATTTGAATATATATGGGAGGACAGGGATTATAAATATTCAGAAACATTGTTAAATAAACCACTTTGATTCGTTCATACACCTTTGCAATATTCTATGGTACGTTTCAGAATGAAGTATAACAGTAGATTTAATAGCGTCCGGCCACATATTAATTACGGTCACCCGTGCCCTAATTACAAGTTTAGCAAAAAGATTGGTGATGGTAGTGCAAGCAAGATATACAAGTGCGAGGTGCAACGTGCGGAATCCGAAGAAGCTTGCGCAAAAGAAAAGTGTATTATCAAGGTTATACACAAGAGCGAGGAATGGAAGGCAGAGTTAAATATTCTTAAAATGCTTAAAAAGTCGGATAGGATTTTAAGTCTGATGGATCATTTTATTTCGGACCGATTCGTATATATAGTAACACAATTATACGAAGGCTTTGACCTTTTCGACCACATCGACCTAAATGTACCACTCAATGAAACATATTCATTAAAACTATTGCGCGAAATGGCCATTTGCGTTAAAGAATGTCACGATCAAAATATCGCCCACCTAGACATCAAGTGTGAAAACTTTATGGTTAGGACAATGGACCCCCCTCAACTAGTACTTATCGATTTCGGTCACGCAGAGTTTATCGATAAGAAACAAATTAAAGAAGGCTATAGCAAGTACGGCACGTGCTTCTACCTATGCCCTGAAGGTTATTACAATTACTATTCAAGTAAGAGTGATATTTGGAGTCTTGGTATATGTCTGTACCTTTTTATCACAGGAGATTACCCATTTTACGGCGATGACGACGAGTACGAAAAAAACGTAGTGGAAAAGAATATTAGACTTGACGGGCGAACGAAGTTCACACCCAATGTACTACGTATACTTGACGCTTGCCTAAACTACATTCCGAAAGAAAGAGCAACTATAGAGGAATTACTCGAAATGTTAAGCGAAGCGTAAAAAAAAATATATTTACCCTTGGTAAATGTCAACAAAGTATCAAAGACTTGTCAACGATCAAACAGGCGCTATGGGGCCCACCAAGTCGGCATTTTGGCCTGACCTACAAAAAACTACAGGAAACGTATCTAGCCTCAGTGCCCACCCCCTAGTATACAGCCCTACCACCGGAAGATACGTTACCGCCTCGGACAACGGCGCGGCTCAGGCATCTATCAGCTTCTCCTTCGGAGCAAAGAAGCGGTGCGGTCGTTGCGGAAAACCCCGGCGTAGCCATCGGCGTAGCCACCGCCGCAGGCGGTCGTTTGGAAAGCCTCGGTACAATATTGCATACTTTACAAAGGGGCACACTATGCCCCCCGAGACGGCGTTTGGGGCGTTCCCGAAGTGGAACCCCCCTAAGAAAGTATCGCAGCGGAAGAGTATGCTTCGTAAATGCGGCCCCAAGTGTTTCCTTGATCCGAATAAGGACCATCCCAAGTTTCCGGTTTGCAATAGCAACTGTCACGTACAAAAGAGGGGGTTGCTTTCTGCCCTTATACGCGCCAGGCAATGGGGGTACCATGATATTGCAAAGATCGCACAGAGGAGACTCAGCCGACTTTCGGGAAAAAAGTCAAAAAAGAATTAACATAAGGATATGCGGACTACATATTAAGTAAGTAGAGAGAATGGAGGAGCCCAGCGAAGATGAAATCATTCGCATGGCGCATGCTATGATGCGCGGTGAATCCGCTCCGCTGACGGTCGAGCGCAATCCCGACGACGATTGCAAGGAATGCGGGACTTCCAAAAACAATTTCGAGCTTACGGAGGGGTTTATGGTGTGTCGCGAATGTGGTACGACCCAAGGTACGGATATTAGTATGGAAGCGGAGTGGAATAACTACAAGGGTGCGGATGGTGGCGATGAGCCGGACAAGGCTCGTGCGTATTGTGCAAAGGATGCGATGAATCCCTTTTCCCAGGAGACGGCTACTAGGATGGCCAAGGGGTTGCGTGTGAACTATACTGGCAAGGACGGCAAGAAGAAGAGTTTTGATATCTCAAAGTTACTGGATCAGATGAACTATTCGCACAAACAGAAATCCTTTGACATGGTAAGGGGTTTTTTGGAAAATAGTCTTGGCAATAGATTTCACGTGACCATTGTGAAAACGTCTCAGGTTTTGTGGGGGGAGATTATGAAGAGTGGAAAAATTACTAGGGCTGGTGTTCGGAAGGGATTAATAGCTTGTTGCGTATATTACTCTTGTCTGCACCACAATAATACTTCTTCCCCTCTTGATATTTGTCAATCTCTGGGTATGGATGATACGAAGGAGTTTGTCAAGGGCGATAGGGAGTTTAAGGAGATTCTAGAGAACCACACTATTTGGGGGAGTCTCATTCGGAAAACGTCGAATTCGGATAACTTTTTTAGTCAGTTTTGTACCAAGTTGTCGCTCGATTTCCACGTTTTACGTATGTCTTCAATCATATACAATTTTCACCGCAAGACTCTTGCGCAGGTTATTCCCAAGTCTGCGGCTGCTGGGTGTATTTTGTTTGTCTGTGTGCGTGAACATATTACCATGACGAAAAATAAAATTTCAAAGGAACTGGGTGTATGCATCCCTACCATTGTGAAAGTACTTGGTATTATTGAAAAGGCTGAGGAAAAGCGCACCAAGAACGGAGTCGAAATTCAAATACACGAGAAAGTAGTTTCGACAATGTCTAAATACGGCTACGACGGAAAGGCCATGGTTGCCCTTGGCAAAACCCGCCTAGGGTAGGCGCAGTGCTTGTGCGATATCTTTGAAATGCTCTGTAATTAGTTTCACATTTAAAGATCCTTCGTGGAACACTAGGTCCGTGTGTAGGTCGCCATGGTCTTTGTTTTCGGGCACCAAGTATAAATTTTGTATATTGTTATTTTTTGTATTACCATCTTTGTGTGCAACCAACATCCCCTTGGGGATGGGTTTTTTGTTTCCTAGGCACCATTCTGCTTCGTGTAGGAATACGGTATGTAAGACGCTATCGCTTTCAAATGTCCCTACCATATAATTCATAACATCGTCGGCTTCCATATTCACTATGTACGGTACCAACACATTTACTTTATTAAATTTACGAAGTAAATTTACGCAGTAAATTTACGCAAAAAATATGTTGGTACAGTATATAATGAAGATGGTCGCATTGTTCGCGCTGTTCTTCAATATATACATAATTTTAGCTACTTTGGTTACTGGGGAAGGGCTCACGGAATGGGTTACGGACGAAGGCACTCTAAGCGCCGAATGTCCGGTCATATTCAAATCAAGTTTTCCAGAAGTAAAGATCGTGGGTGGGGATGTTGCACCCCATATATACCCATATATGGCAAGCTTGCAGGCAAAAAATGGAAAGAAATGGCTACATTTTTGCGGTGCGAGTTTAATAAAAAACGACACCCTACTCACCGCGGCACATTGCGTCAAATACCTACCTACAAACCCCGGCAGTAATTACAGAGCCGTATTGGGTAAGTACGTCCTCTCGTCGAAAGTCACACAGGGTGTTTATACACGTTTGTTTAAAAAAGTTACCATACACCCCGGTTACTATAATATGAATAATGATTTAGCTGTCATTCAAATACAAGCTTTACCATCCTCCATTTCAACAATTAACTTTACAGTACCCGTACCACCTGCTGGTACGATGCTCACCGTAATTGGGTGGGGGTACACTACGGAAGGGTCGGGGAAGACTTCCGACGTGCTTATGCAAGTTGACGTCCCGGTCGTGTCTTTGGCTGTGTGTAAAAAATCATACCCCAGTGTGACAGACCAGAATGTTTGCGCAGGGTACCAACAGGGGGGTAAGGATTCGTGCAGTGGGGATAGCGGAGGTCCGCTATTTTATAATAAATCGGGAAATATTCAACAAATCGGCATCGTATCGTACGGAAGGGGGTGTGCGGAACCGAATTACTACGGGGTGTATACGAATGTTTACTATTACCGCAATTGGATTAATTCGGCATACTCGGACTAAAGTCCGAGGTTTTCTTGGAGTTTCGAATAAAAAAATCTTATATAATATATAATATTATTAAAATGCCCCGCCGTCGCTCCGCAAAACGCCGCTCAGTACGTCGCACATCAAAACGCCGCTCCGCACGCCGCTCGGCACGCCGCAGCTGGTGGCGGCCGTGGGCCTTTGGCGAAGGCATGGGCGGCCCGGAGCGCCCGCGGTCCTGGAAAATTGACTGGTACCCGCCATCCAACGTGAAACGTCCCCAGATTGGCGGAAATCCGTGGATAAATGATGGAAGGGTTGATAGGCAGACAATTTACCAAATTGAGGCGGCGAGAAGAAGAAAAGAACAGAGAGAAGGGCGGGAAAGAACCCGTGGTGGTAGAAGAATGTAAGCTACGCTTAATCAGACTCTGTCTTGGGTGCTAGACCGTAGGAGAGCGACCCGAGGCTGGCGCAGTTGAAGATGAGGATGAGGGGGTACCTTGCTTTGAGGTAAATTTCTATGTTGGAGCAAAGTCCGGAGGACTTGCAAAAGAGGTTGAGGTATTTGAGGGGGAATCTGCAACTGACCTCTGCTTCCTTTTTTGAAATTACTAGGCCGTTGGTAGTCTCACCGATGATAATTTCCTGTTCTGCAAAGTCTCCGGATGCAGACATCGTGAACACATTGCCCTTGCTGCTTATGGTGACGGTGTCCGAGATGATTGCGAGATCCCTGCAATACTTTTGAAAGTCGACGGAAGGCATGGTGATGACCGAATCGAATTCTACATCCGGGATGCTAAGGATGTCTTCGTCGAGATCCAAAAGTTTTAGTTTGCTGCTGCTGACGATGGACTTTTCTTTGTTTTCGATGCGGATGCCAAGTTTGTGTCGATCGTCCTTTTCGATATAGAAGGTCACTATATCTACGTTACCTATGGTTTTAAGTAGTTTAAATAGGGATATCATATTCACACCAATGGTGGTAGGTTCGGTACAATGAAAGTTCTCAAAGCGTGCCGAGTCAAGACGCAAATGAACAAGCGTGACCTTCGAACCATCCATACTCATAATCTTAATCCCAGTTGTATCAAAATTTATATTTACATCTGTCAGCACTTCCTTGAGGGCTTCCGAAAGAGTTCTTATTGCACTTGCTTGTACGGTGCGTACAAATAATACATATTTTGATAGATCTATTTCCGCTTCCATTATTTAATTACACCTAAGTATTTTTAATAATATAAGAACGCGTTTCCTTAAGGAAATTTGCGCTTTGCGCAAATTTAGCGCTTTGCGCAAATTTAGCGCTTTGCGACTTATAGTGCAAATTCTGGATTCCAAACAATTTCCCTATCGGCGTCTTTCATTGGGATATTATGTATGTGACCAAATGAGTCGACCAACGTGAGAACATCCCAGGAGTCCAGGTCGTATTCATAGAGGATATGGTCCCAAAGGATCGTTTCGGGTCGAACTTCTTTGTGAAAATCGCATTTTAGTCCTTGTGCTGACTTAATTAGGGGGGTGACATCTTCCTTTCCATATAGGCCCCTTAGTTCGGCGAAGATAATCTTCCTCAATAGTTTCTTTCCAGACACCGAATCGGTGTATTGTTTAATAAGGATGTCATCGAAGCCACTGGATTGTGTTGTGTGAATTGAATATGTCTTATGGTTAATAGAATAATTAGTTATATATATATACGGCTCCGCCGTATCCTTCGGCTCCGCCGTATACGGCAAAGCCGTATCCTTCGACGCAGAGCGTCGATCCTTCGGCTCCGAACTTTGTTCGAGCGCAAACTTCGTTTGCAGTTTCAAGGTTTCATGTATGGTCAGTTCATCACCTTGCGTGGCTTTGCCAGAGGGTTTCAGTAGGCACGACTCACAAAGACTATCCCAAATCTCATCTTTGTTGTAGTAAGCAATGAAGAAACAACAAATTGCGAATAGGTAAATCATTCTTTTATTGTTATATAATTCTTTTATATAACAATAAAAACATTTCTTTAAGTTGAAAATAAACTAGTTTAAGGAAATACAAATCTATATAATATGTATGAAATGGATGACCAAATTCCCAAAAAGAGGGGAAGAAAGCCCAAAATTCAAACCGAACAAGTCGACGAAGATGCCGATGAAGAATCGTCAGTCCAACTAGAAAATGACGAAGAACCCAGGAAGCGTAAGAGAGGTAGGAAACCCAAGTGCGAAATTAAATCCATCCAAGACATACGTCAAAAATTTAACAATGCCGGAGGCAACGACAAGGTGGTATTCCAAGGGTCAAATGAACAGGTTGAGTCCGATCTTGTACAAGTCCAAATTCCGTTTGGTAATTTAAATATTCTAGTACATAGTGCAAAGCCTGTAGATAAGGACGAACTGCGTAGTATGTTTTCTAACGCGAAGCGTACCGAACCGGGTTCAACAAAGCCCTTGGAATCGTCCCCGATCGAGACGTTAGCAAAGCATGTTGGCACTAAAATGGTTGGGACCACCCGCTCCTTCTGCAACGGTTCAGAGAGTGAGAGTGAGTGTGATTCTAGGCGTATTCGAAAGTTGTACATCCCGCTGACTTCGGTTGCTTCGCACCCCACCGCGCCCGCCGAAAGCGTTGAAATTATTCAAAAAAATAAGGTTAAGATAAACAGATTGTTGTATAAATTCATAAACAAGGCAGAGGAAACAAAAGAATGGCCTACAAAATGCAACACTCTTTGTTGGTGGTGCTGTCATAGTTTTGAAAGTATCCCAATTCCTTGTATTTCCAAGTATGATTCAATTAGAAAAAGATTTAAAATTTATGGTATTTTTTGTTCTTGGAACTGTTCGGCTGCGTATGCTATGAAAGAAAACGACTCTGTCATGAACTTGCAACTTTTAAAAAGAGAGTGGACTGGTGATACATCCAACATTGAAAGATCCCCCTCTAGGTATATATTAAAGGCCTTCGGGGGCCATATGTCCATTGAGGAATATAGGAACAATAATGGAGTACAAAGAAGCTTTCATATCACAAAAAATAACATGGATTTTGTTAATCATAATTGCATTGAAACATACACCGAAACGAGTAAGAAGGTAAAGTCGAAATACAAACTGAAACGTAAGAACGACTGTACGGTGCTACGCACCGACGCCAATTTCATTGGTACAACGCGAAGCCACCTAGACGAGTATTAACTTTAATACCAAATCAACCAACTGAATCGCAAAAAGACTTATCAACAGCCACAATATTAGTCTCAGGATATTTTCACCTCCTTGTTGGGAAAAATTCTCTCTTTGCAAGTCAGTAAAGTGCTCAATCATCGAAGGGTACGCGCCGCGACGCGTCGAAGAGGCAAAGCCGCTTCGGTCGACACCCAAAGGTGTCGAGTCCGAAAAATAGCGTGTAGCATACGGATCGCCTTGGGTCTCTACGCCCTGAGGAATCCACCTAGGTCTGGGCCAAATAGCTTGGTCAATCACCCTTTGCTGGAATACATTATTACGCTGGTTGCAATTATTACAGAATGGACATTCGTAGGGTGGGCCGGGCTGTTGGGGTCCGCCCATTTGGAACCCCATTTGGGCGGACCCCATTTGGGCGGACCCCACTTGGGACCCCATTTGGGACCCCATTTGGGACCCCACTTGGGACCCCATTTGGGACCCCATTTGGGACCCCACTTGGGAGCCCATTTGGGGCTGATTTAGCTTTGCCTGTCCGCTTCGGTCGGGCGGCGTCGAAGATCCGCGCTGCTGGCTTCGCATGCCAAATTCGGAGCCGTAAGCGTCCGCAATCGAACAAAAGCTTGTTGGCATAATCTAATGTTCCAACAATATTTTAATTCTTCCGAAAAATCGGTATATTAAAATTCGAGCGCCCCGGATATTAATTTATTTTCTATATATAAATATTAAAATGTCCGGAAAATCATTTTATCTGGCACGAGCCCCTCTTATACCAGGTGACATAAATACTACCGTTTTACAGGGTACACCGCTTGTATTGTCAGGGTCCGTAAGTGGCACGGTTGTCATAAGTGCTTCTGCAACAAGTACAAGTTACGATCTAACCTTGCCAAATGCCCAAGGTGCTGCGAACACCTTCCTGGGGAACAACGGTACCGGAGTGCTATCATGGTCGATTCCGGCAGGGGCAGGAGACGTGGTGGGTCCCGCTAGTGCCACAGATACGGCCCTTGCGATATACAGTGGCACAACCGGTAAGATCATCCAGAATTCCGTAGTGACTCTGTCATCACTGGGAGTGGTAGCGGGTGTCCGGACTCTAACGTTGACGGATTCCACGACCAACACAATTTCCATAACCCCAGCAACTACGACGACTACATACGTGCTGACCCTCCCCTCCGCACAGGGCGCTGCGAATACCTACCTCCAGAACAACGGCAGTGGAACGCTCACGTGGGTTACTGACACTGGGTATGTTACGGGTCCCGCTAGTGCAACTGATACGGCCCTTGCGCTATACAGTGGCACGACGGGTAAGATAATCCAGAATTCCACGGTAACGGTTAGTTCGGTGGGTGCGGTGGCAGGCGTTGCCAGCATGGCACTCAAGGGCACAACCAACTCCGTCACCATCTCCCCAGCCGCCGCTACCGCCGCATACCCACTAACCCTACCCGCCGCCCAGGGCGCTGCGAATTCCTTCCTCAGTAACAACGGCGCGGGCGCGCTCTCGTGGCTCGTAGCCACCTCGGTCGCGCCGGTCAAGGGTCTGAAGTACATCACCGCCAGCGGCGTATACACACCGACAGCCGGCACCACACGCGCGTTCGTGTATTGTACAGGCGGAGGTGGCGGCGGTGGCGGTTGTACCACTGTCCCAAACAACTCAAGCGGATCCGGTGGCAACGGCGGAGGAACGTACTGTGGTTTGTTCGCAATCGATGACACCAAAGTCGGCACTGTTACTATAGGCGGCGGTGGCCTCGGCAACTCCGCGACGACCGGCGGGACCGGCGGGGCTTCGACCTTCTTGTTCCCGTCGACCGGCACGCCATCTGCTACGATAACAGGCCCGGGCGGCTTTGGCGGGATAGGCAAGACAGTGTCCAATGACAATTCCGTGACGTTGCCCAATATCAGCTATAGCACGCCGAGCGGGACCGCGATCAACGCCGTGTTGCTCGGCGGATTTCCAGTCGTCGGGCAAATGGGATCGCCCGGTATTATGATCGTGGCGGACAGCGGTTGCTCCGGCGCTGGTGGGAGTAGCATGTTTGGCATTGGATCATACGGTGTTGTAATCAACAATTCGAACACTCAGGTTAACGGAATAAATTGTGCGGCGAACTCAGGTGGCGGTGGAAGCGGCGGAATTAGGACGGGTAGCACTCTAGCTCAGGGCGGGAACGGCGGGTCGGGTGTCATTATAATCATGGAATATTAGTTAGTATTCGTTAATGACATGGTCGAACTGCAACTGGATTTGGTAGTGGCGGATCAGGAAATAGCTTAGAGTATCGCTAACTAATTTAATATTAATTAATATCTTTTTACTATATAAACAATGCTACTTCCGCCCCCCTGGACCACCGGCAGCGGCATAGTGGTCATCTACGAGTACGCATAGACGGCGGAGCCGTATCGCGGTGGCGTAATAAATTTTCAAGCTAAGCTACCACCGAAAGTAGCTTAGCTTGAAAATTCAACTTTGTCACGAGCCAAGATTATGTCTGAGCTACATAAATATTGTCTTCTTGCTGCTACTCTTGTTGCCGCTCTTCTTGCCAACCTGTATAGTAGGCGACCTCAGCTCACTCCCCGTACTACTTGTAGAACTCACACTGGAAAAACGGTCGCTATCGTCGGCGCCACTACGCGCCGTGTCCATTTCGCGCGTTTGCATTGGATTGGGGACGGGGTTAGACATAGCTTGGCGGAATGCGTTGCCTCCCATAGGCATGACCGTCGGACCCATACCACCCATGCCACCCATGCCGCCCATGCCGCCCATGCCGCCCATGCCACCCATGCCGCCCATACTGCCCATATTGCCGCCCATGCCACCCATGCCGCCCATACTGCCCATAATGCCTCCCATGAGAGGTCCGAGCATTTCGCCTAGATTGAACGAGGGAC